CTGTGCCTGCTGCGCGCGGTTCTTGCGCTTGGCGCCGAGTTCGTCCGGGGTCGAGCTCCAGGTGACCGGCATTTCGTTGATGTCGCCGACGTCGGGTAGCATGCGATCGAAATTGAAATAATCGTACACGCTGGGATCGCCGGAGTTGATTGCGATCTGGTGGGCAATATCGAGGGTGCGCAGGCCGCCGGCCGCCTGGCTCGACTTGGCCTGCAGCGCGAGCGGCGAAGTGTCGGTCACCTGATAGAAGCCGCCGACTTCCCGGAGGATGCCCGGCATGTCCGGAAGGATCGGGTTGCCCCTGGCGTCTTTCATGCGCTGGAGCAGGCTGATCTCGCGCGGCACCAGTCCCCCAACATATTCGGAGTGCTGCCGGCCGAGCGTCGGCGCGACCAGCATGGCACGCTCGTTGATCAGCTCGGTGACCTGGGTCGCCGTCATGTTCGGATTCTGCATCAGCGTCTTGAACAGCGGGGTCAGAAAGATGTTCTCGATGATGCCGCGCTCCTCGAGCATCATCTTCTCGGTGATGTCGATGTTCCCGGTCGGCAGGACATGCACGAGCGGCCTGCCGTCCGGCGTGACACCGCCCGCATTCTTGGCGCCGGGCCGCAGGTCGAAGTCGAGCAGCCCGTCGTCGGGGGTCAGCAGCACGGGATCGCTCGCGCGGTGCCCGGTCTTGAGGAACACGCTCTTCTGCAGGTTCAGCGTCTTCAGGCCAGGCAGCGCGATCTGCGCCGGTCCGCGGCCGTAGCATTCGCCGGGGGTCTGGTCATAGCGGCTGACTGCATAGGGGAAAGTACGGTACCCGCCTTCCTCGGCCACCATGCACTGCCCCTCGATCGAGACGTAATAGGACTCGAACGGCATGCCTCGCTTGTCCAGGCGATCGGGATCGTAGTCATCCTCGTCCCGCGGCCAGACGCAATGCAGGAACTGGAACGGCGTCTGCAGGTTCTGCTCAAGCGCGGGCCGCAGGTTGTCCGGCAGCCATTCCTCGCCGAACTTCTCGCGCGCCTGATGCGCTGTCAGCCGAAACCAGCGGATCAGCGTGGTCACGACACCCTGGTGGTTTTCGGCGAAGAAGCATTCGCCGAGGGGGCAGGACCGGTAGCGCAGGCCCGACATGCCGCCGTGCCAGCGCGGATCCAGCGCGTCGACGAACATGATGGAATTGCCGAATGCGCCCAGGGATTGCCAGTTGGAGAAGTTCTGACCGTGGAAATTGCCGTCGGAGCGATAGCGGTAGTCGAACAGGATGCGGCGCACCGTATCGAAGTACTCCTTCACGCCGCGCTGCTTCATCACATATTCGTCGCTCTCCAGGCCGTGCCAGAGGCGGTTCTTCGGCGTGATCAGCGAGTCGGCGATGGCGCAGAACTGATGCAGCGCGAGCGCGCCTGAAGCGTCGACCTGCATCTGGGTCTTCTTCAGGCCCGGAAAATTGTACGACCCATAAAAGAAGGTATTGCGCGAGGTCGGCAGGATCAGCGCGGCCGCCTCTTCCCACTGGCCGGCAAAGATGTTGCGGTAGTTCGTCAGCTCATAGAACAGCTTGATGACCCGGCGGACATCATCCGTTTCCTTGTCCGGTACCAGCCGCTTTCCTCGCGTGACAGCCATGGCTCAGCTCATACTGAGCGCTGACCCGTAGTCCTGGGCGAGCGAGGAAACCCCGACGGGAAGCTGCTTGGCGGCCTGCAGGCTGGCGAGGCGCTTGCGGCGCTGTTCGTCGGTCTCACCGGCGACCTGCTGGCCGATCGACGGCTGTCCCATCAGGGCGCTGGCGCCGGGAACGGGCATGGTGGTCTGCCCTGCCATTCAGGAGGGCGCCTTGTCGCCGGAGTCGCGCAGCGTGTCCCGCGCGATGTTGATTGCTACCTGCTTGGCATGCTCGGCCGCGAGCAAGGATGCATACTTGGCGGCGTTGGCGTTCTTCACCGCGGCAGCAAAATTGGCGTAATTCCCGGTCTGCAGGTTGTAGCCAACGTTGACGCCTGAGGCGTTGATGGCCTCCTGCTTCGTGGTCTCGGCGGTGATGACCGTGGCGACCTGGGTCTGCCCTGCCGACTTCACGCTGGCGTTGAAGGTATCGCGGGCGCTCATGGCCTACTTCCTGCCGTAGCGGAAGCCGCCGGCCTTGGCGTCTTTCTTCTTGTCGGTCTCGGCGAGATTGGCGCGCATGCGCTTGAGGTTGTCCTCGTAGCCCGGCTCGGGGCCGCCGGCGCGCCGCTCGGTCTGGTTCTTGATGTAGGCGTCGATCGACTGCTGGCTCATGTTCTCGGGCGAGCCCAGGCCCTGCTCGATGCGAAAGCCCTGACGATCCTTCGGCGCATCGGCACCGAACACATTGGCGTCGACGGCATCGATGTGCCGCTTGAGGAAATCACGGGAGAGCTGACCGGCCGCGATCGCCTCTTCGATCTCCGCGATCTCCGCAGGAGACTGGTTGATGGTGGGGACGCGGATGGGGTCGATCGGGGTCGTGACCATGGAATCTCCAAAAAGGGCGGCAGGCAGGGCTTGTCCGGTCCGCCTGCCGCCTAGTCCTGGGAGGAAAACGGCCCGTGGGTGGGCGAGCCTACGCAACAGCCGGGAAGGTGTTCCCATGACCAGAATGCAACAACGCACCCCAGCCCTAGAAAATGGGGAATTCCCCGTCGGGATGGTTCTGGGAGCCGCGGGCGAAGCGGCCGCTTGGGCCATTGCCCAGGGGACGCCGGTAATTGAAATGCTCGATTGTCTTGGCGAAACGGATGTCCATGACGAGCTGCCGGGTGGCCGATAGCAGGTCATCGTCGACCTTGATGACCAGGCCGTCCTTCCGGTGATACCCCTGGTATTCGTCGAACCACTCGGCCAGGTGCGCCGCAACTACGAGTTTCTTGGCATCGAAGCGGTTTTCCATCTCACGCAAGCCGGCCTCGAAATTGAATCCGCCAGTCGGCAGGGTCGCATGCGTCGGGCGCATGTTCAGGCCGAGGCCGCGATAGGTCTTGGCAACCGTCTCGCCATCGATGATCGAGGCACCGCGACCGCCGTCGTGGGGCCAGGCCACCGGCGCCTGCCAGCGAGGAAAAGCCTTCATGGCGGTAACATGCGAGCTCGCCAGTCCGAGCATTCGGATCGCATGCATGAGATAGATCACATCGGCGTCCCGATCCCAGCAGCCGAGCACCGCCGCAAAAGGATGACCAGACGTCGGCGAGCCGGAATGGCGAAAGTCGACGCCCCACATCCACGGCCAATAGGGCGGCACCTCAGAGGGATCGAGTGTGTGCTTGATGCTGCTCTGCGGCGCAACGAACACCGCGCCCTCGCCCTGCATGTCCGCACCGAACGCGCGCGTCGCCCGCTCGTGTTCCTTATAACTCGCAATGATCTCGGGAATGCGCTCGTCCGGGATATGCCCTCCCTTGGAGATCGCGCAATCCCAGATGGTCATCAGGATTTCGATTGTCCCTGGCGTCTGCTCCTTGAACCGCCGACGCACCGGGGTCATGCCGATGACAGGTGTCATGGTCCGGATGATCCGGCCGTTCGTCGTGGTCAGACGCGCCAACATCTCGCCCTGCAGCGAATCGTCGCCCTCGTCCTCGTCCGGCCAGACCAGATCGACAGGCTCACCCTGGAAGGCCTTACGCCCCTGCTCATAGGTCTTGAAGCGGATCACCGCGGTGCCGCCGGTCTCCCGCCGCAGCGAGACGCTGTCGACGAAGTCCGCGATCCCGCGCGCCATGGATGGCTTGCCGACAATGTTGTCCAGCGGGATAAGCCCGGTTCCCAGTCCGTCGTCCTGACTGAGATCGCCCAGCAGCTTGGTCTGCACACCCGCACGCGTCGTCGCCGAGGTGTCGCAGGCTGCCCAGCCCAGCCATTCAAACGGCCGCTCAATCGGCGGAGGCTTCAAAAACCGCCGCCCTTCGTACCAGTCCGGGTACATGGCGAGCGCATCCATGGCCATCTGTGCCCCGCCCGCGAACGTCTTGCCGCACTGGTTCCCGGCGCGCAGCAGAGCCTCGCGGGCCGTCGCGTTGTGAAACGCGCGCTGCTTGTCATTCGGACGGTAATAATCGATGCGCCGGTATTTCTGCCGGTACTGCATCTCGGTATACATGCGCTTGGCATGCCGCCGCACATCGTTCGGGTCCGGTCCCTCTTCGACGTCAGCCACGCGGGGGGCTTTCCCAAACCCAGACATTCGGGTTCGTATTTGCTCGGTAGACGCCAAATGATGCGGAAATACACCGGCTCCGGGTAGTCTTCCCGCAATCGGCTGTTGCGACCAATATTCCCCGCAAAGTCTTTTCTGCGGCCGCCTCGGCCGCATCACGCGTGTCGTACACCCCGCCGCCAATCATCTGTTCACCTCTCCCTCGATCACTGCCGGCGGTGGCAATCGTTCCCCCTCGCGCTGCGCCAGCATCTTCTCGTACCGGGAAAGCCCGGAATACCCGAACGTCTCGACCAGCTTCTCCCGCGGTACGCCCAGGTCCAGCAATCGCCGCAGATCATCCAGCGCCGCATCCGTGTGGTTGACCGTCACCTCGCCGGTCATGTGGAGGTTCACTCCGCTCTGCTCACCCATCCCCAGCCGCGACAGAACCGACAAAGCCACCTTCTGCCGGTCCGGATGGTCAGGCTTCCTCAGGATGTCCGAAATTGCAGCCAAAGCCGGAAGCGCCAATCCGCGTAGCTCCCGCATCGCAAGCTCGTGGATCGCCTCCTGGACGTCCTGCCGGTGCAGCAACTCATGCGCCCTGACCTTCGCCCCCTCCGCTCGGTCCGAATAGCCAGCGTCCCGAGCCGACTGCGACCCATTCGCCCCCACAGGGGTCATCGAATTGATCAGGTAGGCCCAGACAAACCTCCGCTCCCGATCGCGCAGAGCCTGCACCTTCGGGCCAAAACTCGACCAATCTTCAGGAAAACTCATGGGGTAAAGCGGTTCAGCCATGGAACCAAAATCCGGTAACCCGTGACGGCCGACAACGCACCCTCAAACCCGTTGCCGTAAAGCAACACAATTCAGGCCAAGTCCGCGAAATCAAATGGGGATGTCGCGTGTGCGCGCGGGCGGGATTTTCCGCCTGCCCCCACCCCCTCCCCGGTCTTTTCGGCCAAGTCCTTGATTTATCTCAGTCTGGGTTTCGCCAGCGCGAGCGTTGCGCCTGGCATCATTTGCGCATGACTGACACAGCCATAAGCTAAGCTATTGATATATATGTATATAGTTGTTCCTTGATGAGGAACATACACTGTGTGGATAAGAGCGCGGAGATCGTTGACAAAGTCATCGTTACCGCTGGTGGCGACTGAATGAGATCAATCTCACTCTTTCGAGCTCGGTCTTTGCGAAGTCGTTGTCTGTCGTTCGATTGAGTTCGTCGATGGCTTGTCGGTACATCTGCCTGTACGTGCGCAGATCAGCGAGGCGTCGGCTTGCTTCGGCTATCAGCTTCTCTGATTCCTCATCGTGCTGCATGTACATCCTCGCGCTTGCGCTCGTCAGGCTGGGAGCGTGTCCAGCATATATAGCACCTATATGGTGGACACGCGGCTTGCGCGCTTGGCTGCGCGTCTGGCTCGTTCCCGTTCAGCCTTGCGTTTCTTGCGTCTGGCAGCGCGCTGGTCGCGGCCGCAGTCGATGGCGCCGATCGTGGTGATCGCCAGTTCAGCGCGCTTGCCGTCGGTGAGGCGGATCTTCCAAGCCAATGTGTCGGCCGACCATTTGAGCGGGCAGTGATTGGCCTCGGTAATCATATACTCTCGATCTCGCACGGATATCCACGGGCAATAGAGTTCGAGCCAGTTGGACGCGCGGCGATTGCCGTCGGCGAGCACCACGAAATGATGCACGAAGATGTGGGCGATGCCCTCAGACCATTGGCATGGCTCGAGCTCGATGCCGGCACCGACTGCATCGTCAAGCCATCGGGTGAGTTCTGATATGCGGATCGATGCCATGGAGCGGGTTCGCTTGCCTACCTTGGCATTGCGACTGTAGCGGCGCTTGATTTCCCACTGTTTGGCGGCAATCAGCTCTGGTGAGGGGCGATTTGGCATCTGCACATGTTGGCAGACGCCTAAATCCTATCAACGCACCCCGAATTTCCGAAATTTATTCCAGCGTGATTTGGCGGCTTTCCGGGCGATGTCGGATCGCTGCTTAGGCGTAAGCAGGTGACAACGCACCATGCCACCGAGCCTGCCAGACTCCCTGTGGACAATGGGTTTTGCCTTCTTGAGCATCTTCTTCGAGACCTTGTTGGTCTCCGACCATTCAGCCGGCCGCAACCGTTTGCGGTCGTCCCAATGCTCAGCCATGACCCGCATCTGATCGAGGTCAATCCGCATCTCGAATTGCACGCCAAACAGCCAGCAGAACCGGTTAAATGTCAGCGCGCCGATCTCCTTGGAGCATGTCGGCCCCAGGTATTTGTCCGTCGCACCCTCGCCCATATTGGCGAGCTCGTCGCAGTGCGCATTGGTCATGCCGAGGATCGCCTTCATCTTGCGGAAGGCCTCGACCAGGTCGGCCTGGTTGCGCACCACGGCCAAGACCTCGTTCTGTTCGGGAATCCTGATCGGCGCGGTCATACAATCACCGCCGGGATATCGAGGATCTTGCAGCCCCTCCGCAACTGGTAGAGATTTTCCTTTGCGATCACGGCATTGCCGGCCGCGCATTCCTGCGAGAATTGCCGCGCCTGCTCGTCGGTCAACTTCCACCTGACGATCCGAAACCGCCGCCTCTCCGCAACATTACGGTAGTGCAGCATCCACTCGTAAATCCGCTTCCGACCGCTCATCCCCCAAACCTCCAGATCCTGCTGCGCCTATTCGTGAAAGTTCGGCTGGGACGCGACCAACGGCGCGCCCGGTGTTTGCTGGACTTGTGGAGGCTCAGGATTTGCCTGTTCAGTTTTTGGCTCCTCACCCTTGGGCGGATCGGCAGGCTTCTCCTTGCCTTCCGTAGCGGCTCCAGAGCCGCCACCGTTTCCCCCGAGGCCCACCGCGAACGCGAGGTCGGACGACATCTCCGTAATTTCCTCGGACAGCCCCTCGACCTCAGCCGCATGCGCCGGCGCCGCCACATTGAACGAGCGGTAGGCCTGCAGCAGCCGCGCATGATGAGCCCGTGCTGCTACGGACTCCGCCTTCAATCCCTTGAGCTCCAAAGCCATCGTCAATTCCCCCTGTTCGAGCAGCCGGACGAGCCGGAATGCCGTGATGCGATCCGCCGCGTCCGCGATCGCGCATGTGATGCAGTCGGCGCCCATGTCATTCCGTCACCTCCCGCTGTGCCACGTTGGTGCCCTCAGCGATCTGCCTGGTGAGTTTCCAAACCTTATCGCAGTACACGGGGCTGAAACTGAAAGTCTCATCGGCGGGCTCCTGCGGCCGAGGACGCGGCCCAAAATCGATCCGCCCGATTGGCTTGCCGTCGAACAGGCTCATGCCATCCCCCGATCATACCGCAGCCGCTGCACATAGGTTGGCGACAGCTTCAGCTTGGTGGCGAGTTTCTGCGCCGCCGTCATGTTACTCTCGGACAATCGCAGGATTTCTTCGCGCTGCCGCCGGGTGATGCGGCGCTTGTGGCCGCCGCCATTCGCCATGCGATGCATCTGGATCATGGCCACACCCCGCTCACGACAAGCGCGCCGACCCACAGCATGATTGCGAGCGTCGCGAATACCTTTTCGTCACGGGTCAATAAATTCCGCAGCCTGTTCATTCGAGAGCCCCCGCTCTGGTTGGATGTTGTAGATCGTACGCAGAAGGTGAACCGCACTTCGCACACCGTACTTTTCGAAAATCTTCTCGCGGTGATCCTCCACGGTGCGCCATGAAACGCGAAGCCGAATGGCTATTTCCTTGTTCGTCAGGCCAAGCAGGATCAGAGCGCAAACCTCCTGCTGACGCGGTGTGAGCGGTGTCATTCGGCGGCTTCCTTGTTCGGCATGCCGCGAGCGATGATCTCGCTCAGCCTCTGCCATTCCCCTTTGGGCTCCGAGGGATCCGGGTATAGCCGTCCCTCCGCGCGCGCCTGTGCCCACTCCTCGCGTGTGTATCGCGCTTTCCGAGTAGGGTGATGCTCCTCGCATCGCCACGAACCCATGTCGCCCATCCTGATGCCGTCCACCGTCACACCGAAGCCAAAGCATGCTGGAGCGCCGCACACATCGCAGAACAGCATTCGCTCGACATCGTCCTCGATATCCATCACAGCGCCTGCCCTCCTCCGAGTTGTTCTTTGAACGCACCGGTCTCGCCATCGACGAGGAAAATACAGTGGCCGATGCGTCCTGCGTAGGGCTGCTCGCGCACCTTGGCGCTGATCACTGTCGTCTCGCGACTACCTGCCTCATGCCGCACGATCAGGCCATTATCGCACTTGTTGAACCAGTGCATCGAACCCTCGATGTCGGCTAGCGTGACGTCGCGGCCGTTTGCGGCCTTCGTCGGATGAGCGACCATGAACACGGTCACGCCGGTTTGCCTCGCGAACATCTTCACGCGCATCAGGCATCGGCCGATGTAGTCGGTTAGGTTTTCGTCCTTCTGACGCGCGCGCTCGATCTCGTTCCACGGATCGATCATCACGATGCTGATGCCGTCGGTTTCGTAGGCGGCAAGCGCGTTACCGAGAATCCATTCGATGTCGCGCGGATCATCGTTGTAGTGCACATAGTTCGACGACTGCACGAAACATCGAGTATTAGCGAATTGGCCGAACAAGTGGCCGCCTTGGTTGTCGCCGAAGATGCGCTCGATCTTCTGCAGGAGGTTCAGCTCGTTCTCCGGCGCATACAGCCAAGCTTTGGCGCCGTGCGTGTAGCAGAGGTTCACGATGAGGTTGAACAGGAACGTCGACTTGCCGCTACCTGGGTTGCCCGTGACGACGACGAACTGCCCCGGATAGATTTTGAAGATCACGTCAAGTTCTGGCCATCCGGTTTCCTTCACCGCCTGACTGAGCGGGGATCCCTGTGGAAGGTCTGCCAGCGCGTAGTAGCCGGCGATGCCGTGACGCGGAAACGGAATCGGCTTGTTCATGCGATGTGCGCCTTGATGTCAAAAACTTTTGCGGGAACGGGTGGCAAGTCTTGGAATCCTTCGAAGCGGCGCTGCGAAAGAAACCGGCAGGCGTGGACCGTTTCGAGGGTTGGTTTGGAACGCAGGTGGAGTTTGTAGGGCTCGATCGCCCGGACAGCTAAGACCCGATCCTCGGCCGACAGCTTCTGCCAAGCCTTCCAGGCTTCGGACTTCGACATGGTCGGAGTTCGCGGATAGCTCTGCCAGAACTTTTCAAAATCTTCCGAGTAGCCGTTCTTGGTCCGCGTCGCCTTGGCGACCGGACAATATTCTTTCTTCTCTGTATCTGTATCTGTATCTGTATCTGGTCGTTTCGTTGCCGTTACACTTCCGTTACGGTCCGTTACATCGGCGTTTGCTTTTCGTTTCTCGCGCCAGCGACGTTGCCTTTCGGCGTTCGTTCCGTCTGTCGCGTCCGTCTCAAACTGTCTTTCTTTCCAACGCGTTATCTCGATCGTGTCGTTCGTGCAGCATTTGATCAGATTGAGCTTTTGCATCTCCTCCAAGATGGTCTGGAGCTCTGGTCCGAGGTCGAGAATGGCCGCGTAAAAGTCCTCTCCGCGGACCGCTATACCTCGGTGGTCGTCGTGCGAAGCGTCCTCCAAGAGCACTGCCCACACACCCATAACGCTGGCTACCGTTACGCCAGCGTTACGCGCGACGCAGCGGAACTTGCCGTCCTCGCACGTCCCTTCGTACCAACGGAACCACTTGCTCATGCGGGCCTCACGACGACGACGACGAGCGGCTGCGGGCCGTACCGCTTTTCGATACTCACCTTGACGATCAGGCTGTCGTCTCGGAACACCACGCCATTGAGCGCATCAGCCCATGCCTTGGCGATGTTGTCCCAGTCCGGTTTCTTGCCGGGCTTGATCTCGCCAGTGATTGCGGCCGCACGCTTGCGCGCCGACCAGGATGCAGGCACCGCGAAGATCGCGCGCATGACGAACTCAACCGGCTCATCGAACGGCGCGCGCGATCCCATTGCGTCCATGGCCGCAGTGCGGACCATGCCCTCGTAGGACCGGGTTTTTTCTGGCGTGTAATGGCCAATAAAATTGCCGCGACGGAATGCACGCGCGCGGCCCTTTCCCTGCGGATCACCGGCGAGGTTGATGGTCACCGGATCCGCAGCGCTGTCCACCGGACACGCGAACGGCGGATCAGTCTCGGAAGGCATGCATGCGACGTCGATCAAGTTGCTGTCTCAGATAGTAGACCGACCGGCCCCCTCGCCGGCAGAGACGCATGCACACGAACTGAACTACCGACGCGGAACGACCTTCACGTTCCGCACACCGCGTCGTTTGAGAATTTCCGAGATGATGACGGCCTGAGCTGCGCCCGACCAATCGCACTGTCCGCCCAGATACCGCTCGGCTTGGCGAACGCTGCATTCGGTCGGAGGCGTAGCTCGCTGAATCGCCGCTGCAAGATGCGCAGCCGTGTCGTCGGGCCATAAAACCAGCTTGCAGATGTCGGCGAGTGCGTCGCCGACAGATGTGTCGTTAGCCTGACAGACCTGACGGTCGCTTTCGATTGCTGGCGCGCGCTGCGCCCCCGATGATGAACGCATACGCAACTCTCCCCACGCAGACACGAACATGAACCAAAAGTCAGAAATCTCGCCCCATCTGAACTGCGCAGTGCGCAACGCCGCAGTATTTTTACGGGGATTGTGTCCCAGAATGGAACAGGCTGTGGCTTATGCACCACGCACCCTTGAATTGTGTCACGATTGCGAATTCGACGTGACAAGAAAGTGCCCGCCGTGCTTGAGTGCTCCCATTCAAGAGCACAAACATAGTCGGGGGGCTCACAGCGATGAGCACTGGGAATGTCGTCGACATGGCGACAGCGCGGCGTCATGCGCGCGCTCTTTCTTCGCGAGGATACAAGTCGGGTCGCAGTTCGTGCCTGGACACACCGGATGCGCGCTCGACCTCAAGCACGCGCAACGGCGGCACCTCGGACCATTGCGCTACGGCCTGCTTGGTGATGTTCAGCGAAGCGGCCAAGTTGGTAAGGCCGCCGGCGGCTTTGATGGCTCGATCGAGTGCGGTGTCTGACATAGTCATGATGTCAAGCACGGCTTCACACCAAAGTCAAGCCCCCCTTCATTTACAGCGTCAAGCGTCGCTTTATGCTCCTGGCATGACCCTGGGGAACAAAATCAAGAAGGCGAGAAAGGCGCGCGGGCTTAGCCTACAAGCACTCGCGGACCTAATGGACGTGAGCAGGCAGCTCGTTTGGCAGTGGGAAAAGGGCGATACCGACCCCAGAAAGCATATTGAGCAGCTTTGCCACCACCTTCAGGTACCGCTTGAGTACTTTTATGCGGTCTCCTCCGAAAATTCGCTCGAAAGCAAGATCCGTCGACTTGACCCGGAAAAACAGAGCCAGATCGAGGGAATCGTAAATGCGCTCCTGCTCCAACAAGAGCAGGAAGGGAAATTACAAAAACGCTCTGTGAAGTAGCGCTTGACAGACCTGTGAAGCCGTGCTTGACTGCGCTCCGCATCAACGGAGCGCGTCTATGCCTCGCCTGGCACCATTCAAATCCGACTTTCTAATTCTTGACGTGAAGAAAGGCCGCCGCCGTTTGGCTGAACGGATCGCGCGCGGCCAAACAATAACCGTCTGGATCAAGGCCACACTCGATACCCAACACAGTCGAGATGACGGCACCTCAATCGAGTTTTCTGGCGTAGTTCACGTCCTCAAAATCTCCAACGGGGAGGACGCGCGATGACCTGCCATTGCGCGCCGGCCGCCGCCGTCCCAGAATATTACGTGGTCATGGAGGACTTCGGCCGTCGAGGTCGACAGGGTCAGCCTGACCCCGAACTGACCCGCCGCAACATCGTCGACCGCATCCGCGAGAAGCAGTACGGCCCGATCGCGTTCATCCATCACATCCACGCCGACGGCTGGGATGATGTGACCGAGGAGCTGCTGCGCGAGGCAGGCTTCTACGACAACGCGCCGATCACGCCGTTCGACCGGCTAACTGCCCTGCTCGATCACCAGCATGACCACCGCAAACACGAGAGGGCATGATGACCCACGATCTCCGCTGCCCAAAAATCCCGACCGCGATGGAAATCGCCGTCCTCGTCAAGACGGTCGACCTGCAGGACGGCGCGATGCTGATCCAGCAGTACGCCGACACGGCGGCGGCCGGCGCGCGGATCGATGCCAGCCAGGACGCGTATGAGCGCTTCGACAATCTGATGCGGGACTTCATGGCGCGCCGGCCGACCGCCGATGAATACGCCGAGACCATGGACCGCGTGCAAGAGGAGATGGCGCAATGAGGGACATTCTCGGAGCCCAGGCTGTCCGCGAGATGCTCGATGATCTGCCGGAAGCCATTGCCACCGCGGGCGGCATGCTGATCTTCATCACATGCACCTCGTTGCTGCTCTTCGCGTTCTGGGGGCATGCATGAGCAAAATCATCCGCCTCGACGACTACCGGCCGCAGAAGCGCGGCCACGTCGTCAACCCGTGGGGCATGTTCTTCGTCGCCGCCTGCACGCTGTCGATCTCGATCTGGTGCGTGGGCATCGCTGCGGTGTGGATCAAGCATCGATGAGCGAGCGGCCAGCCCAGGCGTACTGTAAGCGGTGCGGCGAGTTGTTCGTGTATTTCAGAACCAAGAGCGAGCGGATGTATTGCTCGCCCTGCGTCAGATTGAACAAGAAAGATGATGCAGCGTTCCGCTCCTTCTTCAGGCGCGCTAAGAACATGAGAAAGAACTATGAAAATTACCAAGCCAGGTATCTATCGCGACTTTCCGACGGCTGCATACTTCGATGACCCTTGCCCCGAGCCATCGTTTACGCAGTCGCTCGCCAAAGTCCTCCTCGATCACAGCCCGTTGCACGCGTATCAGCAGCATCCCCGGCTGAATGTGCAGGCGATCGAGGAGGACGAAGGCTACGACAAGGCAAAGGCGATCGGAAACGCCGCACACGCGATGATGCTGGGCCGCGGCAAGGTGATGGCCGTCGAGGACTTCCCAGACTGGCGCACGAAGGAGGCCAAGGCCTTCAAGGCTGCGGCTATCGAAGCCGGCAAGGAACCGATCCTGCGGAAGCATTACGAGGTCGCTGTGCAGATGGTGGGCAGGGCACACGATCAGCTTCATCATATTACAGGCTGCGGCCACATCGGAGACCCGATCCAAGGTGACGCCGAGGTTATGATTGCCTCGTGCGAGGACGGTCTATGGCTGCGCGCCATGGTCGACTGGATCACTCCTGACCTGCGAGAGGTCTGGGACTACAAGACCTCTGGCCTGTCCGCTTCGCCCTACGCAACCGGCAAGCTGATGGCGTCGGCCGGCTGGCACATCCAGGCCGCCATGCATGAGCGCATCCTCGACGAGGTCGACCCGGTCGGCGCGGGTCGACGCCGCTTTCTCTACGTCGCCCAGGAGAACTACGAGCCGTTCGCGCTGACCGTCAACGAAATCGACGAGGCCGCACTCACTATCGGCCGCAAGCAGCTCGGCTACGCGATCGACATCTGGTCCGACTGCATGGCCCGCGACCGCTGGCCCGCCTATCCGCCCCGGATCATTCGGCCCGAGCTGCCTGGCTGGCACGAAAACGGCTGGCTGGCGCGCGAGGTCTCCGAGGAGTCCGAACGCGTCCCGTCATTGATGGGTGGCTGACATGACGTTCCACTTCGCGCCCGCCAAGCGGGAACAGGTTTCGTTGCTTATTGCGCTCGCTGGCGCAAGCGGCTCGGGCAAGACCTACAGCGCGCTGCGGCTCGCCCGCGGCATGGCGCCGTCCGGAAAGATCGCCTTCATCGACACCGAGGCGCGGCGTGGACTGCATTACGCCGAGGAGTTCGACTTCATCCATGCCGACATGAGGCCGCCGTTTGCGCCAGCGAGCTTCACCGAGGCTATCCACGCGGCCGAACAGGCCGGCGCCGAGGTGGTCGTGATCGACAGCTTCAGCATGGAGTACGACGGCGAGGGCGGCATTATGGATTGGGCCGACCGACTGCAGTCCGAAGGCGTCAAGGGGCCGGCGGCGTGGAAAGACCCGAAGGCCGCCCACAAGAAGCTCATGAACGCGCTGCTGCAGTGCCGCGCCTCGATCATCTTCTGCCTGCGCGCCGACGAGAAGATAGAAATAGTCCGCGAGAACAATCGAACCGTGGTCCGCCCGCTCGGCTGGATGCCGATCTGCGAAAAGCGGTTCATGTTCGAGATGACAGCGAGTTTCACGCTGACCCCGGATCGGCCAGGCATTCCGCATTTTGATCTGCCGCACAAGCTACAGCGCCAGCACCGCGCCATGTTCACCGACCAGCAACCGATTTCAGAAGATTCCGGCCGCATGCTCTCCGAATGGGCGCGCGGCGGATCGCCTTCACCGCGCCTTGACAAGCCCGCGGTGGACTCCGCCGGCCCGGATATTCAACCCGGCTCCGGGCCGGCGGATGAATATCTCGCGCGATGGGATGCCATCATTCTCGGCGCGACGAATGCCGACCAGCTCAAGGCCAAGTGGAACAGCGAAGCTGACGAGCGCAAGGACATCGCCTGGGGCCAAGGCCAGTTCATCGCGCTCCAGCAGAAGGTCAAGCGCGCGATCGAGAGCATGAGGGCGACAGCATGACCGAACGCTCCCAGCCTAACAGCGCATGCGATCACGACTGGAAAATCTGGCCTGAGACAGATGGCAAAGAACAGCGCTGCATGAAATGCGGAGCCTATCGCGCCACGCCGCGATGCTCCCCTGACAGCGATATTCTTCCTTGCCCATTTTGCGGTAGCGACGATCTTACTTTAACGACCGATCGTTATGGCTGGAAGGTCGTCCAGTGCGATGATTGCGGCACCAGCGGTCCGTGCATCGATCTGGAAGATGACGAATATATCGATCGCTGGAACAAGCGCGCTCCTGCCCAAGGCGCGCAGGTGATTGGCGTCGATCGCGAGGCGGTCGCCGAGGCGCATGAGCACCTTAAGAAAGGCATCGAAGCCATCAAGATGCGCGAGGTCGGCGGGTACGTGCCGCTACAATTAAACCAAGCCGCCCACGCGCTGCATCACGCGCTGAACGATGATGCGGCACCGCAAGCGGCGCTTATCCGATCAAACGAAACGCCATTCACGCGGCAGTTTAAAAAGGACTGTCAAGCTCTGCAGGAGAAGTTGTACGCTCGCGATGTACCGCAAGCGGCGACGGATAGATACTGGCTCATCACTACGCTAGATGCACTTGAGGCTATTGACAGCGAGATCGCATTAACCGGTCACCTAAAGGAATTGGTCGATCACGCCCTAAGTGCCAGAAGTCTCGCGCAGCCGGTTGCTCTACCGCAAGCAGCGCGTGAGACGCGGACAGGTGTGCATGCTCTCCAGATGGCAAAGTCTCTCGGCTGGCCTGATGACGGAGAAGGCGCGCTTGAGTTCATGCTGCGCCGGGCTCGCGAAGTCGCTTTCGAGGACTGCGCTCAACCGCAGGCAGCGCGAGAACAGCTAAAGCCGTTTGATGTGGGCTATATCGACGGAATTATCCTGGCTGGAATTTTAGACGATTGGTGCAATGGGACTTATGACGACGACACCAAGGCAAGCGCGGAACGACTGTCGCGTGAATTGGCAGAACGAATTGCCGCTTCACTGACGCGCCCGGAGCGCGATGGTTTTGGAAACAGGCTTTGTCCGAAGTGCAAGCTTCCGCACAGCATCATGTCGGGCTGTCCGACGTCGGCGATATCTTCGCAGGAGCAGGCACCAGTGAAAACCGATCGTGTGGGAGGAGTGAAGTGACCCGAGTAATTCCTCTGCCCAGATCGATTACCGGCCCCATCAAGGTCGAACGCCACGACCGTGAAGACGGCATTATCGTCTATGAACTTTGGGACTATGGCAGCAAAACATACCATCGGATTGGCTTCGTATCGGAAGACACCTGCGACAATGCCAAGGCCGAAGCCGATTTCGTCGCCATGGCTATGAACAACGCAATCGGCGCCTTGATGGCGATCGAGCGTTCACTGTCTCCGGCATAGCGCACGGAAGGCAAATGAATGTCCTCGACCTCTTCTCAGGCATCGGCGGCTTTTCCCTCGGACTTGAGCGAGCAGGAATGCGAACCGTCGCGTTCTGCGAGATCGAGCCATACTGCCGAGCCGTGCTCACCAAGCACTGGCCAGGCGTCCCGATCTATGACGACGTGCGAACCCTTACCTCTGACCGTCTTAGAGCAGACGGAATTGTTCCCGATGTCATCTGTGGTGGCTTCCCCTGCCAGGACATCAGCGTTGCAGGAAAAGGCGCTGGCATCAATGGAGAGCGCAGCGGCCTATGGTCTGAGTACGCCCGAATTATTGGCGAGGTTCGACCAAGATACGTCATCGTGGAGAACGTCGCAGCACTGCTTAATCGAGGGCTTGACCGTGTTCTCGGAGACTTGGCCGCGCTCGGGTACGATGCAGAGTGGCATTGCATACCGGCTTCCGCCGTTGGTGCGCCTCACAGACGAGATCGCGTCTGGATCATTGCCCACGCCGAGCGCCACGGATTTCAAGAGCGAGAGCATGTCGGCCGGCCTAGTGAAAACCAGGCAGGAAGCAAGCTCGCGCGGGATACGCCTTACCGAATGGCTACATCGCCAGATGCTCCCGACACCGAATGCCGGCAACGATCATTGGGGGGCCAGACTGGACGAATGGGGTGGCTCTACAAATCCATTCAGGGGAACCGACGTTGGAAAATTGCCTCTGAACCCGTGCTGGGTCGAGGAGCTGATGGGATTCCCGATCGGGTGGACCGATGTCGCGCCCTCGGCAACGCCGTCGTCCCGCAAATCCCGGAAATCATCGGGAGAGCAATCATGACACTGTCTCAAGCACAGTGTCCGGAGGAGAAATGAAGTATTTTCTCGATACTGAGTTCAACGGGTTCAATGGCGAACTCATCAGCCTTGCAATGGTCAGCGAAAGTGGCTTGCGAGAGCTATACATCGCGACCGACTGCTGGAAACCGTGCCTATGGGTGAAAGAGAATGTCCTGCCCATAATCTCGCTGGCCGACGCGACGCCATTTTTTATCAACCAAGATCGGTTCGGGCAGCGGATCGCTAGTTTTCTGTATGATGACCCGATGCCTGTGATCGTCGCAGATTGGCCGGACGATATCAGCTATTTTTGCAAGGCGCTGATCACGGCACCAGGACAGATGGTTGCAATTCCCAAGCTGCAATTTCACCTATTGAGGATAGACGCCTACCCGACTGATTTGCCGGGTGCTGTTCAGCACAACGCGCTGTGGGATGCGCGCGCCTTGCATCACAAGGCGATGCCTTTTGCGCTCTCTAAAACAGAGCGAGATGAGCCATGAACAAAGAAATGATGGATGCGCTTCGCGCCGATGCTGAGAAGCTTGGCCAGCTTACCGGCGAGGATCATACTCCGGAGTTTCTGGTCGACTGCGAAGCTTGCGATGGCCAAGGCTATATCGCACGCACGATCCACGTCTATGAGCCGGGATGCGGCTTCAGCCATCCAGATGTTGTTGAGGATCCGTGCCAGGCGTGCGGCGGCAACGGATGGTTTGTTTGCGAGGCATCATGACTGCGCCGGCCGCCGAGACGCTGACCTTCGCCGAAGCTGCACAGGCGCTCCGGATGTCCGAGCGCTGGTTGCGCGGCTGGCTAGCGAGCAATCCTGTGGATGCGAAGGGCGTACCGTTTTACATTCCCATGGGGCGGCGCAAAGAATTCGAGGCCGCCGACATAGAGCGCATCCGCGCGAGGATCAGGGAGATTGAGGAATGTCGCTTAAGCTGTACCGCCGCGGCGCCATCTGGAATTACCGCGGCACAGTTGGGCCGGCTGGCCGCAGGCAAAGGCTCCGTGGTTCGTGCAACACCGCGGACAAAGACATCGCCGCGCGCCAGGTTGCCGAGATCGAGAAACGATACTGGGACGGTCATTTCTCTGGTCCCGGAGCCATCCTGACGTTCGATCAGGCTTGCCGGGACTTCATCGCGGCCGGGAAACCAACGATGGTCGGCGGGGTGGACGTGGTGCAGGCGGCGCGAGACTATTTCAAGAATACGCCGGTCAAGGACATCACCCAGGCTCGGATCAGGACCATGGCGATCGAGCTCTACGGCCATTGTTCAAACGCGAGCAAGAACCGTCTTGGGATCTCGCCGGCGCAGAACGTGATCAACTTCGCGGCCGAGAAAGAGCTTTGCACGCCCATCAAGGTCAAACGCTTCCCGCCGCAGCACAAGGAGAAAGAGCCAGCCACGCTGGAGTGGGTGCGGGCTTTCATGGCGCATACCAAGCCTCATCTCGGGGCCTACGCCCTGTTCATGTTTCTGACTGGAGCGAGGCCGAGTGAGGCGCTTGCCGTCGATCGCGAACGGGATCTGAACCTGCAAGAGGCAACCGTGATCATAAGGGAGACCAAGACCGTGCGGGATTCCACGGTGGTTTCAAAGACGCGCACCGCGCATCTGCCGCCGATGTTGGTTGCCGCGCTGGCCAACCTGCCGATCGTTCCGGGTAGACCGCTGTTCGTTTATCGCAAGTACGGGCACATGATCGAGACTTGGAAGGCCGAGATCGAGCGCGCGAAGATTGCCGATCTGACGCCCCACTGCTGCCGCCACGGCTTCGCCACAGAGCTTCTGCGCCGCGGGGTGGACGTGCACACCGTCGCGTGGCTGGGCGGATGGGCGAGCGCTACACAGGTTCTGGAGACCTACGGACACGCAATTAAGCGGCGCGATCTGACGAATCTGATTGCTGGCACGCAAGTGGCACAAGTGATCGACTACGTGGCGTCAAGTATCGACGAAATAAAGCTAATTGGGAATAACTGATTTCTCCGGGCGAGAACAAAGTTCCAGCCTTAGAGGGGAAAAACGTCAACAAATCAAAGGTGGAGTGGCACGACATGGCATCGAGTGGCAAGAACGTTGAGGCAACTGGCACAGAGATTGGCACGCGATTGACACAGCTAGATTCACCTAACGTTCGCGCTGCCTGCGATGCGCTCCGTGCTCTCCGGGAGAAGCGCGGCGCCGATAGCGTGGTCGGGCGGCACTGCACCACTCTGATCAGCCAGCTTCGGAATCTGCCCGGCTACGTCCGGCCGGCCTGGGCCACGCACGAGAGCCAGACGCTTCCGGGAATGATCCGATGGCAGATGATCCAGCTTGAGCAAGCGCTGCTGGCATAGGAGCGCGTTGTAACATTTCGTGATTGAGAATATGATACGTTGATCTTGCGTATACGCGGAAATAGCGTATTGTGTCTACATCAACACGGAGCAAGCAAATGGCCTTCCACCCCAACGAAACCGTCTACTGCCGCTTCACCGGCGAAGCTTTCACCGTCATCGCCTGCAACGGCTGCGTCGCCACCCTTAGCGATGGTAGCAACCGCCCCGTTGGCGAACTCACCCGCCGCGTACCCTGATGACCCCAATCCAATATAAAGCCGCCATTAAGGCCCTCGGCCTCTCGCAAGAGAGAGCCGGGGACTGGCTTGGGATCGGCCGGCGAACGTCTCAAGGCTACGCTCTGGGCGAACGGCCGGTACCGGAGCCAGTGGCTAAGTTGCTCAGACTTTGCGTCAAGCTGAAGCTGAATCCGGAGGACGTGAAGTGAAAGCGCTCAATGCAGAGACGTGAGGTTGACTGACCCGGTGCAAGACGCAGAGCCGATGATCCCAGCACCAAGGCCCGGGCCGAGGGTGCGGATAGGCCGAACAGGGAGCGCACATCTCCCGACCGGGGCCACACTGTTCAATAAGGAGCGAAATTGATGTGCCTAGGATGCTGGGAAGAGGAAGATCGTCCATTCAAGGTGACGGACGCCGTACGCACTTGGGCGCCGAAATTCCGTGAAGCTGATGAATTTGGTCCACTTCATATCGTCGTCAGCGATTGGAACTTAGAGGACCACAACTTGGAATTTTGCCGAAACTACGAAGGTGCGACGCCGGACGACAAGGCGCTAATGGAAGCGATGCAGGCTATGAGCTGGGAAGAAAGATGGGCGACGGCTATTCTAGCCGAAAATCCTGATTTCGATCCCGCTGTTCAGTAGGGAGCGGCCATGAAGGGTATGATCGAAGCTTGCAAGTGCGCCAAATGCGGCACGCCTGTTCGACGCTGGGAAACATGGCGCGACGTTTCGACAGACGAATCCGTGTTTCGCGTCCATTGCCATGGCGAGGTTGACGAGTGTCGGATCGACTGGCGAGATATCATGCCAAACCAGATCGTCGAGGTCGTAGCCTTTCGCACTAAACTTTCACTTCCGAATGGAGAGCGATCCGATGGATGATATCCCGATGAAATTCTATTGGATGGGGAAGGATGTCGATAGCTTGTCGCATCAGGAGGCGATCGAAGCCGTCAAAATGCTCGGACGGGAGCTTGAATCGACTAGAAGAACGTTTAAGAGCATTCGCAAGATCGATGCCATGATGGCCGATCTGCGCCGCTCTTGACCGAGCAGCGAGGAGAACGACAATGAAGACACCGGAAGAAATTATTAACGGCGCTAACGCCTTGGCCCGCAAGTTCTACGCGTCGATGGGATACGAGGTGCCGGAAGGCTACCGCTTCGACTTGGCACACCATCCGCAAGAGGCGGGCATGTGGAATATGGCCGTGATGGCCTACGACCACATTGAAGGCACAGATGTTGAGGACTGCCTCAACCTGATCGATGACTGAGCGCTCTTGAGCAGAAAGTGAAAAATGTCACCGCTATTTGTATCCTATGCCGGGAAGACCAAAGGTCAATTCACTCAAGGATGGGTTGTACTTGTCAGTTATCCAATGCTTTCAACTCCAGAGGATATGACAAATTTAGTCAAGCATTTGGAGGTTGAACGGGGCTATGATCCTGGGACATTCGTTATAATAAATTTTCGTCGTCTTGAGACTTAGATCTTCTAAATAGTGGAGGGGAAAGATGGATTGGAATAGGACAATGACGTGGGACGAAATATGGAGAGCGATCAAGGGCGGCGACACTGGCGTAATCATAGCCACTTTGATTGAGGTCGCCATAATGGCTTCGCTGGTTGCGATATTTGCTATCGCGTGGCTTTATCGCTCTTAAACAGGCAGCATCATGAAATACATTATGGTCAGCCGCGCCTTCTACGAGGCGCTCCGAGCAATCACCCACAAGCGCGTCTATCGCTCCAAAGGCAAGCGGAGTGGAAAGCGCGTCAAGTGGGTTCTGCGTTCTTAAGCGATGATCGAGGATGACTATGGAAAGCGACGACGAACCGATCGATATTGAAGCCATTCTTATGCGTCAGCCGTGGTGGTTCCGATGGCAATGGCGCTTTCATGAATGGCGACGGCAGCGATGGCTCCGCGCTGCTGGGCAAGCAGCGTCATCTTAGCCCAGCCCAAAGCTTAATCACCTTCCAGCCAAGCCAGACTAAGATGATCGTGAGGGCGATCCCGCCAGCGCTCACGTCATCGACCCCGGCATGAAGCAGCGCACCCCTCTGCGCTGGCCGTCGAGATAATAGGGCCATACCAGTGTGCGCCCATCGCGGTTAGGCGCCTCGATCACAGCGCCGTCCGGCACCTCGACCCAAGCGCCATCGATCCGCACGCGGTAGTGGCCGTCCTTGCTTTCCCAGTCCTCATCGGCAAGGTGGGTGGCCTCGTCGCCCTCGCAGCACCAGGTCTGCGCTTTGCTGTGCAGTCCGTGGTACCAGCTATCGAGCTCTGGGCGTTCGTGGTCATGGGCGTGAGCTGGGGCGCAGGCATGGATCGCAAATAGCAACCCAAATATCGTAGCCATCGCCGCTGCCCACATACCGAGCGCGTGGCCTGACGGAGGCTCCTTCATGAATGCCTCCCGTGCTTCATAAGGCCGCTGCCATTGAATTCGGGATCGAGGATCGTTTCGTGTCGCGTGACCAGCGTTGCCAGCGCATCGTAGCGCATCTGATTGGAGTCGTGCTTGGCGTTGAGCTCGGTCAGGATCTCGGCCTTAAGGTCATCGAACCGTCGACCAAGCCAGACCATCCCGCCGATCACCGTGGAGGTCCAAAGGATTGCCAGCGTTCCAAGGGCCGCAAGCGCAATAATCCATTGGGGATCAAGCTGCATGGCCGGCGTCCCTGCCTTGAAGAAGCCTTAACCTTTCGGTTGTCATATCAATCAGCCCTCGCGTTGGTTGCTCGACGTGGGGGTTAGGTCCCGGCCCGCCGTTTCCAGCGACGGACCGGGGCCGCTTGGGACTCAGGCCGAGGGCGTAAGAGCCGATGAATTTGGCATGCCCTTGGTGACATGCTGAAGCACCTCAATCACCGCGCTCATCACATCGCCGCCATTGTTGGACGCGACGTCGTTCAATGCCCGTTCGAGATAGGGCGCGGCGAACACGATCCACGGCTGCACCATGGCAACGATCGGCGCAGCGCCTGGCACGAACATGCCAGCCATGCTGGCAACGGTGGGCTCGATCTTCATTGCGGCCTCGATGCCCTTTTCGACGTTCGCCGCAATTCCACTCACATCAACGGTAGTCATGGTCTTCTCCTTGATCATAAAGGGTTGTCGAACATGTTGACCTCCGCCTGACGACGCTTGGTCAGTCCGTCCAGGACCTGACCGCCGGCGTGGTTGTATTGGAGGAGGTGCTCCTTGGCTGCGGCCCAATCCCCGGCCTTTACAGCCGTCCCCAGGCCGGCCTTCATCCATGCCGTGCCGAGATTGAAGGACGCATCGGTGAGCGCCTGCTCGACGCCCACGGGGGTATTGGCGGGGATGAATGCCTTGACCGCGATCAGGGCTTTGCCGAGTTCGTCGGTCAGCCGGCGCTCTGCCTCAGCCTCGCTGATCGTTTCGTCGGCCGAGAGCGCCCTGGTGCCGTAACCGTTGGTATACTGCTTGTAGTCCCATTTGGCCTTGGGCGCGTAGCCCTCCTGCCGTTTCACGAAGTCGACGAAGGCCTGATCGAGAACGACAGTTTCCGTTGGCGGCTGGGACGGCTCAGGAGCGGCCGCGGGTATCTTGGGTAGGACCGTGCCGACAATGGCGCCAGCCGCCTTGCTTGAGGCCGGCTGACCTGCCAGAAGGTGCGCCAGCGTGGACAGCGCGTCGAGCGCGCGCCAGAGCAGCAGCGCCATGCCCATGAAAACGATGAGCAAATCAGCCTTGGAGAGGAGATTCTGCAGGATATCCGCCATGACGGGGCGACCATGGCGGCGTGGCTTACATGCAACAACGTCCCCGCTTGATAGCGCTGCGGTTGCGTGCCTATAGTTGCGCCATTTCAGGGAGGAGTAATCCTGTAATGGCAAGTCCCCGCGTGATCGCTTTCTATCTTCCTCAATTTCATCCGATCCCTGAAAATGATCGATGGTGGGGAAAGGGCTTCACTGAATGGACGAATGTTGCCAGGGCCCAACCCCTGTTCCCAGGGCATCATCAGCCACATATTCCGGCGGATCTTGGCTTCTATGATCTTCGGGTCTTTGAGGCCCGCGAGGAACAAGCCGATCTAGCCCGTAAATACGGCGTGGATGGGTTTTGCTATTGGCATTACTGGTTTGGCGGCAAGAGATTGCTGAGACGACCCTTCAATGAGGTTCTGAAATTTGGCGAGCCGGACTTTCCTTTCTGCCTGGCATGGGCCAATGAGCCATGGTCTCGAACATGGCTGGGACGCGAGCAGGATGTCTTGATGCCGCAAACCTACAGCGCGGAAGACGATCGCGAACACGCCATATGGCTTGCGGGCGCCTTTGCTGACAGGCGGTATATCAGGGTCAAAGGCAGGCCTGTATTCCTCGTCTACGCGCCGCTGCATCATCCTGACATCGGACGCTTTGTTGCCGTGCTGCGCGAGGTTGCTCACGAAGATCCGTACCTTATAGGGATAAACAGTCATTCGACAGAAGACTTCCGGCCCCATGGCTTTGACGAGAATCTAAAGTTCGAACCACAGCTAGGCGCGCTCCAGCTAGCACTTGACGACGACATCTCTCCCGATGTTCGAAGGAAAGCAAACCTGAAACTTGGCGTAAACGATAGCAGATTGAGGCTTTTCGATTATGCCGAGAGCAGACGTCAAATGCTTCAGCATCCGGCGCCTAAGCCGTCGATCCCGTGCGTAATGGTCGGATTCGACAATTCTCCGCGGCGCGGCGCCGATGGCATCATCATCATAAACAACACGCCGGAAGCATTCGAGGCGGCGATGGCGCAAACTCTCGCCGATAACCAGCGCAACATGCCGAGCAATAACCTGATCTTCGTCAACGCATGGAACGAATGGGCCGAGGGCAACCACCTCGAACCTGACATGACCAACGGGGTGCGATATCTCGAGGCCCTTCAAAAGGCGAAGTCAGAATTCACGATGTCGCTAAATACCGCGACGATCGCGTAAACCTACTGCTTATCCTTCTCAACTTGCTTTCCGCGCTGATCGTCCTGGTCATGCAGTTGCTTGCTGAGCTTCGCAATGAGTTGGTTGGATGTTTTGAACGGAAGTTCGCTCAAGCCTTGACCGATCAGATTAATCTCAGAGGAACTGAGGGTCAGCGTATAGATTTGCTGCTCAACTTGCTGAGCGTTTGCTGCGCTGATCAATGCAATTGAGCACAGACCAATGCAGACATGTCGCAAGGTTTTCATCGAAAGACTTTCCATTAAGTAAGCGGAATGATGGTCAGATGCACATCGGCAGTCGCCGCTGATCCTTGCGCAGTCCCAATCCGGAACTGGAGCGTTGCATCGTTGTATGCCTCGGTGCTGCTGTTATTTAGGGTCAGCGCCTGCATGTTGTTGTTTGTATCGGTTGCTGTCGCCGTAACCGTAATTGCCTGATTGGAAGCAATCGCCACGCCTCCACCGCCAGTAGAGGTGAACAGGCCCGCTGTGGCAGTAGAGACTGACGCACTCGCATTTGTGATGCGGATTCCTGTCACCTGATAACGGGTAACTCCACTCGGTAGCGAAATCGAGATAGCGTTGTCCGTGTTTGCAGAATTGAAGTTTACTCCGGTGATCACGAACCGAAGTTGACCGAGAACAGCCGCCATTGAAACAGCGCTCCCAGAGCCAAACACCGATGATACAGTTGTGCCGTTGATCTTGAAAACGTTGCCGGTGCCGGCCGTGTCGTAAGTCTTATTCGTCAGAGTATCTGTCGTCGCGCGACCGATATAGGTATCCGTGCCCTGGAACGTCAGCGTCGTCGAATCTGTTCCGGCCAACGTGAGCGAGTTCGATGCGGTAAGAGTTTTGCCATTGGCAATCGTCAGTGTTGCCGACGTCGCTGGCGCGGTAATGGCCACCTTGTTGATGGACGTCGCCGTGGCAACGCCTAGAATCGGCGTCGTCAGCGTTGGCGAAGTTGCCAACACCATCGCCCCGGTACCGGTCACCGAGTTAGAAAGCGTCACGCCACCGTACTTGATGGCAGAATTTAAATTAATAGTCCCGGCACCCTTGCCTGTCAGGTTGATTCCGATGTCCGTGTCAGTGCCTCCGGCCGCTATGGTCGGAGCGCTGCCTGTCACGTTAGGCTGGAACGACAGATAATTGACCGAGCTCGCGAGCGGAAAAAAATAGGCTATAGAGTAAGAGTTCGAACTATTCGCGACCTGAAGGCCATTATCATTAAAGTTCAGATTGATGCCGTTCGCAGCCGTTGCGATAGTGCTCGCAATCGCCGCTGTTGTAACCCCAGAGGAGTTGTACCATTGGATAGTGTCTCCCTTTGGAAGGGCTATGGCGGTTGCCGAACCCGTTGTGCCGTCGTTGCCGGTCAGGGCATCCTGCATAAAATTGATGCCGACCTTGAACTTTGTGGGATTACGAGCGAGCTGAATGGCGGCGGAGCAATCCTGGCCAGTCGTGGCAAGTCCAGCGCCGCAAGCAAGTTGCTCACCGAGGACGTTGCCCTGCTGCGCAGGCGACGGCGACACAGAGGCAACTGTAGTTCGCGGATCAAGCTCCATACCTATGCAGCCGTTGACCGACGAAGTCGTGTTGTGACATTCCCCGTAAAACGCCCAGGCATCGGTAGCAAGTGTGGCGTTGTTGTTGACGGCATAACCACTAATGCCGATGGTCGCAGTCGCCGCGCTAGTCGAGAAGAGACTCTGCGCGCCACCAAGAATTCCATCAGCACCGGAAGCAGCCGCTGACGAAGGTTGCGTCAGAACAGACAGCTCGTGAACTATAGGAGCGCCAGCAGAGAGGCCGGCAGCGATCTGGAACTGCGTCAGCCAGTCTTGAGTAACGTTGGGGAATGCGCCGTCTCCGACAGTTGCACCGCCGATAAGAAGCCTATCGTTCATGCGATTGACGACGCCGCCATTCTGCGCAAACCAGTGCCCGGTAGCCACTGATGATAAAACGCTCGATGCCAACGCCGCGAATGGGATGGCTTGGCAGGGTCCAGAACTACCGGTCGCCCCAAGCCGGCCCACAACGGTATTTGCCGGGAGCGGAAAAGTGAATTGGCACTGCGCGCTGGCGATGGATGGGGCCAGCAGTGCGGCGGCGAGGACGAGGAATTTCAGGATCTGGCGCATGGTCGGGATTGTTCCGCCCGCGCCGCGACCAACAACGCACCTCAGTCCTGCAGTTTGGTCGGCTTGACCCCGGTGATCTTGTCTTGGCGGTCCTTGACGCCCTGCATGATCAGTTCCGGGTGCTTGGCCTGCATCATCGAGCCGGCCGTGCGGCGCGCGCTCTCCACCATGCTGTGCATGACCTGCTCGCGGATGCCCGGCGGGATCTGGCCCCAGCCCGGCGCGGTGACCATGCTCTCCAGCGATGCCCGGGTCAGCGCGCCGGCGGTCGCCTGGTACTCGTCGTACATCCTGGGCGGCAGCGCGACGCCACCGATGCGCGGTTGCGGCGGGGCCGGCCGGAAGCCGCGGAGTTGGGACACCGCCTGGTCGATCGGGTCCTCGTTGACGGCACGCTGGCGGATGATCGAGGCATAGCCGGGGTTGTCCATGGGCGCCCCGAGCCAGTCCCGCTTCGGCAGGAGCTCTTGCCGGGCGAATGGGACGGCATAGCGGAGCTGGTCGACGAAGGTCTTGGCCTCCCGCATGTAGGGGTCGGTGATGGACGCGCCCTGCCGGAGCAGCGAGGAATAAGGCAAATTCGAGGCAGCCTGCCCAGCCACAAACCGCCCCATCTTGCGGTCGGGATCGTCCAGAGCCTCAATCAGGTTGACCAGCCCCTGCATGCCGACCTCATCCTCGAGGATGCGTGAGGTGGCCTTCATGACGTGGCCGGCGGCGTTGGCGTAGTCGCCCTCCTTCACGGCCGGGCCGACGTCCACCATGTTCGCGACCAGCCCGACGAGATCGCCGATGGGGCCGAATTTGTTATAGGAATACCACCACCCGCCCAGCCGCACTGAATAGGGCTCGTGGGTGCGCAGCCACTGCGCCCGCTCCGTCTGGTCGGTCGGGCCGTAGCCGGTCACCACGTCGTTGACGGCCCAGTTCGCGACCATGGCCGAGACCGCGCCGCCGGCGACGAGCCGCGCGCGCGCCGTGTCCGCAGCAACCGCCCCGTTCTTGCCGAGGATGTCGGCTCGCATCTTGGTGTCCAGGAACGCGGCTGGGGTCTGCTCGAGACCGGCGCGCAGGATCTGGCCGGGGATGTGGGTGAACGGCAGGATCAGCTTGAACGGCTGCATGCCGCCCGGACCGAGCCGGGTATTGGCCAGCCGGGAGATCGCCTTGCCGAACTCTCCCTGCTCCGAGATGAACGTCAGGTGGTTGCCGTTCTCTATGCCGGCGTTCATCATAGCCTCGGTCGGCTGGTCCGCCAGCGCGGCGCGGCGCTCCCAGAAGGCCGTCCCATCGAGCGGCGACAATCCTTCCTTCGCCGCAGCGCGATAGGCCTGCGCCTCGATCTCCGCGCGGTATCCGAGGAAGCGGAAGAAGGAGTGGATGCCCGCCGCCGACCGGCCGGGGATGCCGATCGCAAAGCCCAGCTTGCCGCCGATCGGGTTGGGTCGGACCTGGGTCAGCGGGTTCACTGCCTTGCCCGCGACCTCGTTCTCGAACGGGGTCATGACGTTGTTCTTGGCGGCTTCCCACGCGGCCTTCAGGGCGTCCGGCGTGCCCGCCAGAAGGCCCCATGTGCGCGCGGCCGCCTCGCCTACATAGACGCCATCCGTGCCGCCGACGAGCCTCCGCGCGGCCCCCAGAGCGCCCGCAATGGGCGTGACCACGCCTGCTTCATAGGCCCCAAATGCCGCGTTGGCGCCGATATATTTGAGATGGGTGACCGGCCCCGAGATCAGCGCGTTGACCCAGTAATATAGGTATTTGTCCCAGAAGGTCGGCTTGTTCGAGTCGTGCAGGAGGCGCGCGACCGACGCGGGATCGTCGAGGCCCTTACCCGCGTCGGCCAGCTTCTTCAGGCTGTCGGCATCGAGGCCGGGGTTGTCCTCCAGCACCTTGCCCAGCGCTTCGGCCTTGCCCTTGTTGGCGTAGAACTCCCGGAACACGCCGAGCGTCCGGCCGGCCTCTGCGGTCAGGCCGGAGACCTGCTCCTGCATGTGCTGGAACCGCAGCTTCATCTCGCGCAGCTTGGCGATGTCGGCATCGTCCCCCGTATTTGCCACGGTCTTCATCTGGTCGGCGATCTCGTCGGTCGCCTGGTGGAAGGCCTGCAGCCACGTCCGCACCACAGCATCGTTGTGCATCAGCCGACCGAGGCCGTCGTTGCCAGTCAGGGTCTCGCTCGGCACGCCAGACGCATTCGACAGGCTCTCGACCTGCGCAAGAGGCACATTGCCCGCGCGCGCCTGATTGAAGTCGTCATTGTTCTTGGCCGCCTCCAGCATCACGTCCTTGGCATCGGCGTTGATGCCGATCTGGTCGAGGCGGATGTTGCCGGCCTTCTCTGGTCCGCCTGGTACCGGCCCGCGCTTGATCTCACCGCCTTCCATCGCAGCGGCGGCAATCTTGGGCGGCGGCGGGACCTCAGCCGCGGCCTTCTCGGCCGGCGAGGCTGTGGACAAGTCAGGTTTTGGCGGCCCAATCACGCCGAGATCGCGGGCTTCGGCGACCGCGGGAGGCAGCGCGCCGGGCTCGGCGACGGGGACCGGCGGCGTTTCGACGGTCCTGCCTTCCACCGCGGGCGGCAACTCCTTTGGGATCCCGGTCGGATGAGGCGAGCCGAAGAAGGCTTCCGGCATCGCGGCGAGGTCGCGGCCGAGCGCCGGCGCGCCGACCTGTTCGCCCGTCGCCGCCACGGCCGCCTGACTGCCGCGCAACGCCGCAGCGCCGGCCTTGGCGGCGATGTCGGCCGCCCCAACCACGGTATGCGCCAGCAGCTCGTTGAAGGCCTGGAACGGATTCTGGTAGCCGCCTTTTTCGGGGCCGAAGATGCCCTTGTCCGAGAGCCACTTCACGGACTCCGGAGACAGTCCGATCGGCTCGTCGCCCCAGCCTTCCTTGGCGCCATGGCCAAATGCCGACAGGATCGGGCCGAGCGAGGGATAGACGGTCTTGGCGACATCGACGCCGTCGCTGCCTGTGAATGCGCCGCCGCCGGGTGAAAATGCCGGTCTTGGCGAGTTATCAACACCGCCGCCGAATACCTCAGCGTCGGTCATCTCATGCGGCTTTGGGGTGCCAAACACCTCTGCATCTGACAGTTCCGTCACGGGTTCACCCAGCCGGTTCCCGTCCAGCGCATCGTGCCCCTCGGCGTGCTATAGAGTCCGGGCGTGCGCTGATCCACGGGCGGGATCGCTGGCATCACGTCTTCCCGCTTGCCCGGCGCGGCTGGGCTGACACCGCCGAGCGATGACAGGTAATCCTGTGCGCGCTGCTGCACGGTGCGCTTGAACGGCGCCATGCTCTGCGAGATCATCGAGGTCGGGTCTTTCACATCCAGCGCATTCGGCGGCAGTGTGCCGGCGCGCGACTGCGCCAGATATTGCGGGATGAAGGTCTGCGCCCATTTCGCGTAGTTGCCCTCGCCGGTGATGTCCTTGCCCGGCAAGCCGACATTGGTCAGCACCAACTCGCCCTTCACAGCCGCGATGGTGTCCTTCCAGATATCGCCCTTGAGCGGCGTGGTCTGCAGTTCCTGTACGAGACCGTGCATGACCTCGAACGAATGGTCGCTCAGCTTGCCCTCCGCGCGCGCCTTCATCAGGTCGAGCGTCGTGGTCGGCTTGTCGGCCGAGAACATCCGGTCCATCAGGTCGGACTTGACAGCAGGATCGTCGGCCGGCTTCGCACCCTTGTTCTGCTGGCTCTCGCCCCAGTTCATCATGGTGCGCACGGTCTCCGCGGCGCTCGGCGCATCCGGATTATTGCGGGCGAGTTCAAGGGCCTGTTTGAAGAACTTGGGATCGACAATCGGCTGACCGGTTTGAGGATCGAAGGTGATGTTGTCAGAGATGACCTTGGTCGCTCCCTGATGCACCTGCAGGTCGGCCAATTGCCGCTGAGCGACCTGCGTCTGCTTGTCGACCAGCGCGTTGGCCTTGGCCTGCGTCTTGGCCGCGCGCTCGAACATCTGCAGCTCGGGGCCGTTGACGTATTTCGAATATTTCGGATCGGTCACCCAGTCCGGCATCTTGCCGGTTTTCTCGATGTAGCCGATCGCCGCCGACTTCACGATCGACTCGGCGCCCTTCTGCATAATCTCGCTGCGCGCGCTAGCGGCTGCGGTGCCGCTCAGGTTAGGGCTGTGCGCTAGCATACCCTCGGTTGAGCTCTTCAGCGACGCCAGCGCGAAGTCGATGCTCGAGGGGTCGCCATGCACCGTGGCCGACAGCGAGTTGACGGTCTGTTGCTGGTTGACCATGGCAGCCTGGCCGGCCAGCGTCGCCATATCGCCGGTGGTCTTTTCGGCCATGTGCTGGCGGAGCGCCTCGACATGCGCCTCGGCCCATTTCTGGCCGTTCTCGGTATAGAAGCCGTTATTCTTGAAGTTCTCCAGTTGGTCGTCCAGCTTCGCCATAAAGTCGGTGGCGACGTGCGGATTGTTCGGGTCCGCGTTCTTGACCGTGTCATTCCACTGCTGCGTCGTAGTCTGCAGCAGGTCTGCGTAGGCCTTCGATCCCTGGCTGATTTGCTGGCTGTCGAGATATTTCACCGCGACGTCGCCAGCAGCCGCGATCGATGAGCCGATCCGGCGGCCGGCTTCTGTTTCAGCCTGGCCCTTTTCGGCGCCGAGCTGCTCGGTCTCCCGGCCGACCTGCTGGGTCATGCCGCCAAGCCGCTCGGTCTCCCGCGCCAGCATTTCCTCGGCACCAGCCTGCTGGTTGTAGAAGGCACCAATCCGCCGCGCCGCGCCCGCGGTCGCCTCCACCCCGGTCTCGGTGGGGTGCAGGGCTACATTGCCGGCGTCGAAGGTTTCGATCCTGGGCATGTCAGATAAATATCGACGCTATCGCCGACACTCCCTTAATTGCACCGGAAAAGAAATCCATGTCGGCTTCCTTGTTGCCGACGTCCTGGGTCTGGTTGGCCAGTTGCTGCTGCTGCACCGCAAGAGCGTCCTGCTCCGTGGCGATGGTGTCGGTCTTGCTGGCCATATCCATCTCGGCTGCTGCCGTGGCCCGGCCCGCATTGGCCAGCGTGGTATAGGACTGCGCCTGCTGCTCATAGCCGGCCTCGGTGATGACGCCCTGCTGTGCCAGCACGCCCTTGGCAAGCGCCCCCTGTGCCTGTGAGTCCCTGAGCAGATAGGCCGCGCTGCCACCGGCGCCGAAGCCGGAAGCCGCGACGCCCGCCTGCTGCCCACCGATCGTCTGGGTGATATTTCGATTGAGTTGCGATTGCTGTAGCCGCGTCGACTGGTCGGTGTAAGCCTTGTTGGCTTCGGCCAGCGTCGAGGCAAGGTCGTAGTTCGAAGCCTCTGCGATATCTCCGGCCGCCTTGGTGCGCAGCGATTCCGCATTCAGCCGCGTCCCCTGCGCCGTTATCAGCGTTCCCTGCGCCGTGATGCGCAGCCCCTGCGCCTGCAACGCTGCCTTATCTGCGGCGCCCATGCCGGCGAAGATGTCGGAGACCGCGCCAGAGATATCGGAGAAGGTCGCGTTGCTGATGGCCATGTCAGATATCCGCCTTGCTGTCGAAGCCGCCGACCACGATCACGGTCGCCGGCAGCGGCCGGCTGATGCGCCACGAGATCATTCCGTCATAGTCCAGCAGCGAGTTCACGGTGTCGCGCCAGATGCCGGACCACAGCACGTTGACTGGATATTGCACATCATTCGGTTGCCGCAGCTTTGCCGGATCAAGTTTCGTGAAGTCCGTGCCAAAGGAGATCGAACCATTAACACAGCCGAACAGCAGAGCGCTGGCACGGTGCTGCCGGCCAAGCTTGGCAAAGCCGATGGTTTGCGCACCGGTATCCGCCGGCGCCACAGGCCGCACGAGCTGGCCGTCCGAATTGTATGAAAATCCGATTACCGCTGGTATCGTCTCGCCTGCCACCGCTTGGAAAGACTCAGCCAGCGCCGCGGTGAACAAGCCACTGCCAGTACCACCCGAAACGCCATCTCCGAACGGCACCGTGATTGAACCATTCGATACTGTGTAATCGCCGCAATCCAGGCCAGCGATGAAGGCCGTAACCTTCTTGCCATTGTGGGCCCACAGCCCATTGATGAGCAGTGATCCGAATGGACCGCCAGTCGGTCCAGCCTGGACCAGAGTAGATGATGGTGTGATGGCATCGTCAAGGAATGCGCAATCAGTCAGGATAAAGCTTTCGTCGAGCAGGTCGCCCATGATCTCAAGATGGCGCACGCCGCTATTAGTATCGTTCGTGATGAGTGACAGGCTGTCGAGATTGCCCCCATGTGACGGACCGACAGCGATGCTCTCCACGCGCCTGCCGGAGCCGAGTTGATGCCGGTGCCATCCAATAATGGTTGGCCCTTGCGAAGTCGTGAGCGTATCGCGCTTGTAGGTCGCGCCGACCAGAGCACCGTCATTGCGACGGCACCAGAAAATCGGTGCCAGTTCCTGCTGGTAGGCAATCTCGGCAACACCATTCACCGTCATGTGTTTGGCGCGCTCGGACAAGTTTGGCGCGGAGAACTTTCCGGAGAACACGTCAGCGAAGTACTCCATGATCTTGCGGGAGAACTTCTGGATGAACAGCAGCGTATGTTCCGCGCGGCGCGGCTCGGCATTGGCGCAGCCGATCTTGGTGACCCGCACAGCCTTGATGTTGGTCGGAGCCAGAGCGCCCTGTGCTGGAGCCGAGATCAGCCATTCACCGGCCTGCGTGCCGAAGATGATACCCTGTTGATCCGGCGTCATCCAAAGGATCTGGTTCGTGTCCTCGCCGTCGCAGATGTAGGAGATCGCATTGCTGACTGACACAGTCCCATCAGGTCCGGTCGGTGTGAAATCAAGCTCGATCCCGTTGAAGCCGTTCGACACGCTGGAGTCGAAGCGGTTAGAAACCACGCCACCAAACCAGATGCGGCCCTCATGATAGGTGCCGCAGGTCGGCCAGCCCGTCGTGTCACTGTAGACGCCGAGCTGCCATGTTCGAATCGTTTGGTTGTAGAGCAGCGCATTGCCGCGTATCTGAGCGGTAATGACAGAACCATTATTGACGTTCGGCGCGTAGAATTGCACCTGGCTCAGGCCGATCTTGATGACAAATATGTGCGATCCGTCATCCGGTAGCGGCTGCAAATATGATGCCGTGATTTCAACCCAGACATAGCTCCATGTCGACACTTGATCTGTTGATATCAACGTAATCGGTGCGATGTTATTACCAAGTGTCAGTGTTGCTAGAACCGTCCCGTCATTTGCTGCTGACGGCGCGCTGTTCTTGGCGCGAAGGTTGATCGTGTATGTGCCATTCTGCACGCTGTCACTAGGTACATTGGCCAGACCGACATCCACAGAGGGATACAATGTCACCAGCGAAATCGCTGATGGTGATGAATAGTGCTGGCCTACATAAACGTCCTCACTCGCTCCGGAGATGGCGCCTAATGACGTCCATAGGCTTGGGGCAAGGTTCGGCGGCAACGCGCTGATCGACTCGATAAAAGTCCAGAACATCGCAGATGTGAGGCCAAGGGCGCTATATCCAGTTGGAGGAATTCCAACTCCAGCGAAAAAGGTTTCCGTGCGAATGCAGGTATAGACAGCTCCCTGATAGGTAACGGTTTGACCGTTCCCATAGGCGATCCCAGAATTCCATGCATCGAAAGGTGGGCTCGGGACGATCGTCACATTGGCGCGATAGGCCGTGCCAGCGTACTGACAGACATTCCCCACTCCCCACACCACTGCCGACCATACCGGCCAGGTCTGAATATTGGTGAAGAAGGTAGCGCAGGACGAAAAGGATTTTCCTGTGTTGCCATCGAACGCCGCAGCAATACCGCCGCCACTAACAAGACTTCCGATCGCACTGACTGGAGAGATCAGTCCAGAGCCGCTTACTGATACGACCTGCGCCCAGGTCCATTGAGCACCTGTGGCATTGATCGCCCAGAGCGTTGATGTTCCAGGCTGAACTCCTGCGCCGACCGATCCAGTTGCGGTCCAATACGAAAAACCTCCGATGCCATCGCTATAAGCGACAACCGTTCCCGTGGTATACGTGCTTGATGAATTCCACAATTGCGGCTCGGAGAACAGCCGAAGCAGTCGCCCAATATCTGATGACTGGAAACCTTGCCCATTATTGACAGGCGTACCGCCGTTGACGACCTTCCAGTTCGACGGTGACGAGGCCGGCGTATTGTTCTGGTTCAGAGATGTCAATGACTGGTAGCCTACGCCACCAGATGAGACGAAATCCCCGATGTTGTAGGCAATGGTTGAATCGTAGGCTTGAAAGAAAAATGTCAGAGTAACGACGCCGTTCAGCGCGCTCGATGAAACAACAGAGCCATCAATCGGATCGAGATACGGCCCATCGATGAAATCGGACGGACTGAATGTGAAGGTTGCGAACTGCGATATCGTCGGGGCCGTCGCTACCTGAAGAATTTGCGGCTTAGTTCCATTAAGCAAAACGGTACGAGTCTCTGCCTGCACTGATCGCAGGCCAGACCATGATCCAGAATTGTAGGTCGTCGCGATTTCGAGAATTCGCGTCACGTTGCCGGACGCGAATGTTCCAAGTGTTGATCCGTCGATCGATGCTCCGGTGATCGCATCCGCAATAGAGAAGTGTGTGGTGTTGACAACCGTGATCGTGAACTGTCGGTTTTGCAGCAGCGGATTGTTCACGCCAAGCGAATTGAAGGCGACGGAGTTTCCTGTCGACCAGCCATGAGCAGATGCCGTCTGCACGACTGCAGGATTGGCGCTGGAGATTGCAACGATGGACTGCTGGTCGTTGGTCATGACCAGGGACGGACCGGTCGTGAAGCGCAGGAAGCCGTCCGTGAATTCCATCTGGTATGGGAAGCTATCCTGGAACGAAAACGAGATCAGCTTTCCAGTCTTGCCGCCACGAGTCGGCGCAACATGCCGGGTGCCCGGCCGACGTTGCCACGAACCGTTTTCCAGCGGGATGCCGTTCAGGCAGACGTTGAGCGAGGTCTTGTAATAGGGCTGATCGAACCGGCCCTGCGCGGTCTGGCTGATCTCACCGCCGGTGAATGAGGTCCAGACGAAGGAGGACGACCCCATGGCTCAAATCCGGCACGCGATCATATCGTCTACGGGCGGCTCCTCTGCGCCGGCCTCGATCGCATTCTGCAGCTTGGCCTGACTGATCTTATCCTTGTAGATGCGACTGATCCCCGCAAGTTTGGCGGTGGAGTTGGTCAGCGGTTCGCAGACCGCCAATCCAATGCTGGCCGCGAGTCCTTCGCAGAACAACGATTTCATCCGCGTGACGTCCTGGATATCCGCCACGAAACGAAACAGGATCGGAGTCGACGTCATGCTGACGATGTACTGGTTCTCAAATTCCCAATCGTTGTAGATCAGGCCGCCTGGCGCACCGAGCGCGGAACTTGATCCCGCCTTTGGAGATTGCGGCGCCTCGCGCAAAAAGCCGGCCGGGATGTGAAAGACGTTCTTGGTCCACGACTGCGACAGCGGACCGGAGCCGGCGGGATAGACAATGTTCAATTCGGAGAGGCCGACGCCGGTCGGGAAGGACGCGCCGCCAACCTGCATCCACTGACTGTTGCCGCCGCCCTGCGTGAACACGCTCGTCCATGGACAGAGAACATTCGTGTTCGTCCAGTTTGTGCCACTGTCTGTCGACGGATCGTTGCCAAGATTGCTGTTCGTGGCCGACGTGTAGATCAGACCGGTGAACGGGCTGTAGACCTGCTGGCCCGAGGAATAGGTCGTGAGGTTCGACCACGCCGCCGGCGCCGAAGTCGGGTTGTTGCCGCCGTTCAGGTCGATCAGGCTCATGTAGAGCGTGCCGCCGCTCAGCACCTTCCAGAAGGTCGAGCCGGATGCGTTCGGCAGGTTTCCGGTGTTGTTGGCCACTATCGACACGTATTCGCTGCCGTTGAACATGACGAAGCTGCCGAGCCCGTAGGTGGTCGCGCGCGCCCATTCGTTGACCGGAGATGTCGCCAGATTGGTCAACGGCGTCGTCATAGGCACGGTCTGCGACGCCAGGGTCAGTGTCGGCGTCAGCGCCCATTTGGTGCCGATGTTCGCCGTCGGCGCATTGCCAACATTGCCAGCGATCAGCGACGAATAGGTATTTCCATCCGTATAGGTGACGGTGGCGCCGGCCGCATACGTCGTGCCGCTGGCCCATGCCGGGAAGGACTGCACTACGTCGTTCTGGAAGTAGGTCGTCGAGACCGACCACTGGTTCGGCAGTCCCGGATGCACGGCATTGCCGGTCAGCAGCGACAGGTAGGTGTTGTAGGTCCCGTCACCGGCCGCGGTGTAGACCAGCTCGCCTGCGAAATAGGCCTGCGAGGAATCGTAGAGCGCCGCCGTCAACGGCCCGAAATATGGCTCCCATGCCGAGAAGGCGAGCCCAGGCTGGTTGTTCAGGTTGCTTGGGATGTCGGAGATCCACAGCGTACCTACCGAATCAGCCACGACAGAACCGACAAAATAGGTCGTGGTCGAGACCCATAGCGCCGGTGCCAGTAGCAGCGTGTTGGTATCAACAGGCCGCAGCGCCGCCTTGCGGGTGGCAAAGGTCCAGACGTTCTGCTCGAGCTCGGCCCGGCGCAGCTTGCCGTAGACGAAGGAGATGTTGCGGGCAGTCTTGGAGACTTCATTGAACCCCTGAATGGGGTCCATCATCTCGGCGCCGCAATGCTGCGCGGCCCGGTTGCCGATATCGGTCGGGTTCAGGAACTCAGGCATGGCCGGACGGTGCTATCCGCCCCGCCATGCAACAACGCACCTATTTGAAGCTGACCGTAATGTCGCTGGAGGCGGTCGCTGTGACGATGGTCAGCCCGGTCCAGAACTCCACGTTGTAGGCGAGTGAGACCGGCTGCGGCGATGCCGGTATGGTGATGGTGCCGATCTTGGTCCCGCTCGCGGCCGTGTTGTCGTAGATCGTGATCACCTCGGTCGCGACCGGGTTGTTGAATGTAATGCGATGCAGCATCCCAGCTGACGACTTCACCACCGTCGTCGCCTGGCCCGTGATGTTCTGATACGAGAACCGCGCCTCTCCACCGGGCATGGCTTACACCAGCGGCGGCGGCGGCGACGCGCCGGAACGCAGGACCAGATTGACCGACGACGGGCCGCCGGTCTCGATCTGGCGAATGATGTCCCGGAGCATCATCACGATTTCATGGTCCGAGATGTTCTTGCCGTTGGTGTTGGTGTTATTGCACCGCACCTCGACATCGCCCGCGTTTGGCGCGAGCGTGCCGGCGGTGAAGTTGCTCATTTTCTGGCCGGCCGCGCCTTGAGCGACCGAGATCGAGAAAGCAGTCATCGTTCACCTCAGATGACGTAGGACACGCGGGCGTAGAGGTTGCAGGCACCGCCGGTGGTCGCGCCGGTCGCCACGTAGGCGAGCAGGTCGAAGAAGCCGCCGGGATCGGCGGGCTGGCCGCGGCCGTCGGTGAACCCGAACAGCTGGAACAGTGGCTGGTTGACGAAGCCTCCGGTGAACGAGTAGGCCGAGCCGACACCGTTGAAGATGAATTCGGTCGGCTCGATCGCGCTGGCAGAGGCCGACGGCTT